CTCTTGGTGAAGACGTCGGGTTTGGGTTACTCTAAGAGTCCCGCGATGGCCTTAACTCCTTTGAACAGCTGGATTCCGCTGCCAACGATGCTTTCGGCGTGTTTGACTCCGCGTGCTGCGGAGGAGGCGTACCCGCTAAGGGCGGCGAGGAGAGGGGTTGCAACTACCTTGTGGGCAGCTACTCTCTTCACCAGCGCGGCTTTGTTGGCGCGCTTCTCTCCGTTGATGATACCACGGCCGCTAACGAGTGCGTTCACGGCGTGAGTGGAGTCGGGAGATTGGGTGCGGGGTACCTGGGAAGGGATTGCTCCGAGCCCAGTCCACTCCTGGATGCTGATGACTTCAATCATCACTTTGTCTCCGGGTGCGAGGTTGTCGCAGACGAGAGCCAGCCTGGAGGGGTACCCACCGGTGGTCACCCCAGTGGTGAAACCCGCGAACGGGATTTCATCACAAGTGGGATGCCAGTAGTACTCCTGGGACCGCCCGTCACCGAAGAATCGGCGGCGGGTGCTTGAATCCGAGAGATAGGAATACCACGACTCACCTCCCTCCGGGTACTCGGCGGGGGCGAAGAACATGATAGATCCCTCGGTGTCGGACAGCTTGCCCATGAAGGTCACGCGAATGCCGAACGCGGCAGTGCGAAACTCATCACCCGCAGCAGGCTCGAGGGGGTTAGACCTGGCCTGATAGGGGATTTGGGTAGAGGCGGTACCGACACCACCGGTGATCCAACCGGCGGTGGCGATGCCCTGCTGGTAGAACCCTGCGCACATAAGGCGCGAGGTCCCAACGTTGGGCCCGATGCAGCAGGCGGCAGCTGTCGCCGAGGTGAAGTTGGTTGCTTTGAGCTTGTGCTCAGTGTCAACCCCTAGGGTCTCGGCGGTGGTGCCGTCCGGGTAGAACCAACAGCAGAGGGTCGAGTTAGACCCAGTCATAGTGACATTTTCAACTGCGTAGTTCACGGAGATGGTGGAGGGGCACGGGAAGTTGTTCTCGTACATCGGCATATGGACAGGATCGGTGGACTCGCGGTCGAACAAGTGCGTGAGCTGTTTAGCCCAGGCCTGAAGTTCAGGGTCGACGAGGTCACCCGAGCGGACGTTGTTGAGGTGTTTTACAACGGGGTCCGTCCTTTTCTTGCGCTTGGAGCGCACGATTCCGGGGATGCCGGGTTGGTTGTTGCTTGCAACAATCTTTTGCACGTCCTTCTTTCCGGGCATGCTGTTTTGTTTCGCGGGGCTCTCTGGAACCTGAGCCCGATTTGTGGCCTGCCGCAGGCCTTGTGTTGATGTGCACAATCGGCGTTTAGTACACGTCCCGGGTGAGCGGGGTAGTGTCATGGAACACTGCTTTCGGCTTGTTGAGCCGGGTCCTCGGCCGGGGATCCTACCGGGCGCGGATGTGTCTCGCGCGTTTATTTTACGACGTCCCCACGTCATAAACGTATATTTAACGACCTCGTCAGGTCGTAAGGGGAGAGTGTTAGCTCTCCCCTCAGTTGTTCTTCACAGGTGTGCTGCCACCAGCCTTGCTGCTCTTACCCTTGCCTCCTCGACCTCTGCCGGGGTTCTTGGATCCCTTGCCGGCAGGAGTTCGCTTGCCCTTTGGCTTACCCTTCTTGGGCTTGGGTTTGCCAGGGGGTCTTGGGGAGGGGGGGGTTGAATCAGGTTCCGGGCATTCTTCACGTTTGCCCTTATCATCTGCAGCAACTTGTTGGTCACCGAGGCGCACAGGCTCAGTAAAGCGCGCAGGGGCGTCGCAATGAGCAACCATAGGCGGGCGGAGCATGTCTTCCAGCCGTACCGCCAAAGGCAGCCAATCAAGAAGAGGACTCCAATTAATGCCAAGGCGCTCATGTGTAGCCGCAGCCCACTCAACATTGTCGTTCGGCCAGCCCGAGCCGGGCTTGAGGTCGCGAGTATGAAAGTGGCGATGGTTCCTGAGATTGTCAGAGATAGCAACATTTCGAAACGTTTCAGTTTGTGTGTGTATCGTTGGGTCCTCGTCAGCGGCCAATTCGACCACTCTCCGGAGAAAGGGTCCCAGACCAGGAGTGTTGTGGTCCGAGAGGATGAGGCTCCGTGCCTTCTCCAGGAGTTTAACCTCGGGTGCATCAGGGCACCGAGGCGTGACGTGGATCCCCGCTAATGTGCGGAGGATGTCACAAGTTGACGAGGGGTCTCCAGCCAAAACTCCCGGCCCGAACTTGCGGGCTAGGAACTCGACCCCTTGATGCCCACGCTCTACAAAGTCGACAGTCATCACCTGGCCAACCGCGGAGGCGGCGCCCATTAGTGATTTTGATGTGACGTCGCCTAAGATCGAGTCATCGCCTAAGAAGGCAGTGAGCCGGGCGCGGATGTCCAGGGTGCTAAGACCGTCAAACCTCTGGGCAAGCCAGAGGATGAAGCGGGTGAGCAGGGAGTTGAAATTGCTTGTCTCGGGGTGACCTGACGTGCGAGCGGTACCGATCTCGTACTTGACGCTGAAGGCCGTTCGGCCAAACTCAGCATATCGTTCCAAGTATTCGTCCACCAGATATTGGTCGCCATCGGCGACCAAATAGCGCAAGAGCATTTCCTCGAGTTCGCGGGCAGCGGGACTGATGTGTCCGTCCTGGCGACTAAGGTCACCAAGTGCCACTACGTTCGAGTTGGCGCAAATGCGCGCCACGCGTCTTGCGATTGTTGGCGGGTCCATGCCTGAAGTGTAGCCCCGGAGGGCCTCCTTCATAATAACCGCTATAGCATACTGGAATCTGCTCGCAACTACTTTTGTGCGGGCATCAACCGGAGATATGTTTCGCGGGTGGGTCCATTTACCATACTTCTCAGCCTTCTGAAAGGATCTAATGTCATTCCTCTCATTGAGTCCCATCATAGCGTCATCTAGGATGTTGCGCTGAGTGGGCCGCGTCTGCTTCTTATACAGAGCGTCGACGTCGAAGAGTAGGAGATCACCTTTCCACGGGCGGAAATATTCTTCGATGAACTCCAACGCGAATTTGCGGATCTTCGCGGTCATCTTCTTGTCTGACTTGACTGAGGTCACTCTCCCTTCAACACAAGCAAGGTCATTTGCCTTGCATCGGGTCGGGGAGTGAGCTGCGTCGTAGAGGGGCAGCATAAATTGGTGCATGGATGGCACGGGTGCTTTCTGGTTCACGTCTTTGATTATTGTGAAGTTCTTTGTGTTCACCATCTGGGGGTCTGCCACGACCCCTGCAGGGGGAGTGGTGATCACAGCAGTAACCACTTGGGACGTCTCGTCACGTTCGGAGTCCCCGGTATGACCGGTGACTCTAGATACGTGATAAGGCGTTATACCGTTCTTCGAATTGGTGTGCAAGATCTCACAGACGGAGTGCTGGTTCTCGGGAAGTGTCGCACACGACATTTCACCAGCAAGGCAGCTTGTCCTGGTCATGCCTGATGGGGACATGACCCGGTAGCTGACTTTACCGTCTTTCACCGGCTCAAACCGCTTGAGGGGCGTGGTGAACCGGCCCAATACTGGGGCCAGGCTCGCCCACGCTCCAATGTGGTAGAGTCGGCAAATGGGGGTGAGGCACACTATACGATGATGTGTGGAAATTGGCTTAAGGTCAACGTTGTAGATAGTTCGGTGGATGGGCATGTTTAGGGCCTTTAAGGCCCAAGCAATGCTCCAGTGGCCGTAATAAATCACGTCTACTGTATCTTGGTTGTAGTTCCAGACGGGGTGGGTGTAATGTCCAGTCCCCGAGATGTGTACATCCAATTCATTATCTTCCGTCCATGTCCAAGTAACCTCCCCATTGGCATTAGACGCCTGTGTGGGCATCATAGTGTAAATGAGGGTGGGCTTGAACATGCGAAGGACCTTAGGCATATCCATGTAGTAGTCACAGTCCACGATGAGCTGGGCGTTGCCGTCATCGAGGCAGGGGTCCGCTGCATAGTCTTTGGGCCATCGCAAATGTCTCTCCCCAAGGTGTCCGCGGCGCTGCTCTGTCTTTGACATTTCTAGGCTCACAGGGGTGAGGCCCAGAGACTCGGCAGCGGCACGCATCCAGGCAAGGGAAGTGGTTCTCTCGCCTGCGGACGTTCCGTGGGTATGGTTGTTTGCGGTGTAAGGTTGGATTTCAGGGATGCCTTGTCCCGTCCGGAGACGGTTGCGAATGGCAGCCCCTCGACGATACTTTGTGCGGCCGAGAGCCGCAAGTAAAGTCATGCAGTACGGATGGGAGGTGACAGATAGCCATGTGATGGTGGCAATAGTCGCTCCCAGGAGCCAATACGGAGTCGGGTGGCTGAGGGCCCATACGGGCCTCCAGTCACCGATGTTTCCGTTGAGGATGTCCCACCAGCCGTTCAGCACCCAAACATTTAGGTTTGGGACTGTGCTGCGGACCAGTCGGTACATTAGGCTCCTCTGTGCTTCTACGTAATATTGGTATAAGTGGTGTGTTGCGGTCACGAGCCAGATGAGGCTCGCGATCCGCGTTCCATGGGAAACTCGACCGGCGAGGAGCCAGCATGTGATGCATGCCAGCCCGTAGACGCCAGTCACGACGATCTGATCATAGATGTCGTTGCTCAAAGGTTTGACTAAGAGCTCGCACATGATTGAGTAAATCATGTCGATTGGGG